GGGTCAAGCAGTGGGCCTTCAGGGTACGGCTTTGATTTGAAAGATCTGGACTCTTTACCCGTATCTAGTTCTTCGTAATACGCTTTGTAGATGATATGGCGGTACTTCTTCTGCCTGATCGGTTGACCATTCTCAACATCCTCAGGGGTTTCCACATCCGAACCGTCATAGTTAATGTCGTCATCAATGTCGTAAGTTTCTTTCGCCAAACAATGCGCGTACAAATCTCCTGATCCAAGACGCTGCCCAACGACAGCCAATAATCCACCTGGGTCGCACCGAGCCTCTGCGACACCATCCCACCGTTCCAGCAACTTATCTCTGGCAACCGACTCACGGGCATTATCTGGGGATGCCACGTCGTCAAAAAGGCACAAGTCCGCACGGTGACCAATGAACTCTGTTTCAATGCCATAGGCACGAACGGTTGGCTCCTTATTGTCAAGCCCGTTCCCGTCCAGTTGTTCAACGACAAATTCTTCTGCTCTCCATAGCGCACCTTTATCAACTGGTTTAAACCTTCCATAATCAATCGTTAAACACCCGACAGCGTTGACAGCCAACCCCTTCTCGACCATCATCGGGTCAGGTTCAATAGGCATCACACGCTCAAGCGTTTCACGGATACGGCGAGAATACATCTTCGCCATGTTCTGAGACACCGACCCGATCATCACACGGATACGGCGGTTACGGACAATTGCCCACACCGCCACGTCGTGAAACAAAGTTGACTTACCCGCACCAGGGGGGACATTCAAAACAACAAATTCTTTTTCTTCAGACTCCAACAACTCAACAAGTGTCAAAGCTGCTTCGACCTGCCACGGAGACGGAACACGGCCAAGGTAGTAAGTACGGAAAAAGTCAAAATCCTCAAGCCCCCTCAACGCCTCCTCAGAAAGCATGTCGTGAGGTATCGCAGATGGCAAGTCAATGGCATCCATGAAGTTGTGGTGTGCAACAGATTGGCGACCACCAGATCCTGCACCTGAAGACACCTTATGGTCGGCTTCTTTACGGGCTGCTTCTAAAGCCCTCGCCCTTTTAATCCAGCGCGTACCAGTGTTGTAATGAACACCTGTCTCTGCACAAGCATCTTTGATATTCCGACCTGCAGCTATCAACGCAAAAAACTTTGCTTTGTCTGCCGGTGGAACTGCTCTTTTAGTTCCCATCGTGGTTAAAGATTACCACTTCACCTTGTTCGCCCAATACGCAGCAGACATCTTGCCCTTGGCGATATTGCTTGCGTGTCTTGCTTTGAACGCTTTGTTCCGTGCAGATCCTTCAGGGGAACCCTTCACACCCTTCTGCCCAAAACGAATCGTCTTCACCTGCTCACCAACTTTCGCCACAACGACGTGCGACTTCGTAGGATGATCCGGTGTTGCCTTTGGCTTATTAAAACCACTCACACCAGCACGGGTAAGTCGAGGATCTTTAGCAGTAGCCATACCTCAACACTACATAATCTGCTACACTCAAGACCGCAACAGAGAAAGACTCCCACGCTGGGAAGCGTCAGAGCGAGCAAGGCTGTACACCGGTTGCATGGTGCGGGGCATTTCACACTAGGAAACTAGGGTAGATGTTCCCTGCAACCAAGACAGAATGAAGATAGATGGTCTGATCCCCTGTTGCGTAAGAGGAACAAGCAGCGTTGAATGAACGACCAAACATTCCAACCTTTACAGGTGTCGGCTAAAAGAACTTGGCTACGGCGACCTTGAACCTCTTTGGTTCTAAACCGTGGGGGAAAGCCATCTACTCTTTGCGTATCTTCAACACAGCCAGTTGTGTCTAACGCCCTCGTGCTTCGCACAGCGGTTGTTCGCAGCGAAACACGGATCACGTCGCTGTGAATGTGCAACGCTTCGGATGAGCCTTTGATAACCGGTCACTCTAAGTGGTGGGTAAACACACACAGTCACACAGTCGAACACCTAGCCAACCTGGTACAAAAGAGTGACAACATCTGTGTGCAGTAATACAGTACTCCCCCCACACGCGCCTCGGCACACCCCCAGTTGGGGCTGCAGTCCGTGACTGTTCATGATCCGGCCCAATAAATTACATAACACACATTATGAGCGAGGCTTGCCACCCCCACCCCACCCCCTACCTGCCCGATTCCGAACCACCCCCACCCCTTCAAGGGTGACGGGCTAGGCGTTCCGCCTTGTCTGTCTCTTTGTTGGTGTCTCTGTCTGTCTTTGTTGGGGGTGTCGAGCCGGATCGGTGGAGGGTGCCAGATCTGAGCCAGATCTTCAGCGGTTGAGGGTGCTGAAAGTTTCTTGCCGTATGGCTTGACAAGTGTCGCACGGTTGCCCCATAATGTCTCTGTCACTAATTCGGGTGGCATGAGTTGCGAAGGGGCAGCTATGGAAAAGGAATATCGGGACATCATCCTTGCGGGTGAGGCACTACTAGAGAAGGTCACGGGACGGAAGTGGGAGCGTGGCACTACGGGCGGGGGATGCGATGCGTTCTTCCACACTCTGCCGTATGCAGCTGAATCTTCCGAATATGCGGAGGCGTACTATATGGTCACTTATGCGGAGGATGCCTCTATCCCCGTGAATGACGAAGAATGGCAGAACATTCACCTCGGCTTTTATATCGGTGACGAGTGTGAGCCTGAGACGAGCATTTATGGCACCATCGATGACATTGCCGAACACTTCAACAAGTTGGGCGGGGGCGAGTGCTACGGGTGCCGTATCCTCCGCACCGAAGACAGAGTCGTATCGGTTGATGAGGCTCAGGGTTCTCCCGTGTGTGCCGTATGCGAAACCATCATTCTTAACGAGGGGGGCAAATAATGAAGTCCATTGAAGAATTGGAGGCGGGGGAGAAGTACCTCCGCCTACGCACGGGCTATGAGTGGGAGTGGTTGCCAACGGGAGCCGGATCTTCGGCGTTTATCTTGTGGCACACCAACGAGACATATTGGGAAGTGACCCGCCAGGCGGGCGGTTCCGCACCTACCACCGCTAGCGAGTGGCAGGAAATTGTTCTTGGGTTCTACTCCCCCGACACCGCTGATGGCACCTTGTCTGATGACGTGGACACCATCGATGACCTTGCCCGATACTTCGCTGATATCGCCGAACTTGAGAAGGCTCAGTGGGCCGAAGTGACGGGCGGGCATGAGGGCTTCATCGTTCAAGAGACAGAGTGGAATCATGGCGAGTGGCTCACTGTCGCACGGTTCACCGACTTGCGTGATGCCCAGATTTTTTCTATCCGCCACTATCACACACAGAAGGGCGAGGCGGATTCTTGCCGTTGCGAAGGTTGCGAAGAAACCCGCCCACTTGACCCCGCCACCTTCCGTGTGTGCGTACTCGACACAACAACAAAGACAAGGGCTGAGGAGGTCTAATCATGAAACTACGAACCAATAAATACGGCGGGCATGAGTGCGGGGAGTGCGGCGAATTGTTCGAGAATCTCACGCAGGTGGACACTCACCAGTGTGACCCCTCTAACGTCCTTGTCGAATCTGTTCGCCGAATTGTTGCCCGTGGCATCGCTAGCCGTCTCAGTGCGGAGGCGGTGGCGGTGCAGGCGGTGGAGTGTGTCGGGCAATTCTTGCGGGCCAGTGACCTTTGTGTCGTGGACGAGTCTCTCAATGTCGTGGAGGTTCTCTAATGGGAGCCGGATCAGAGAACCAGGCGGGGCAAGTGTGCCGATACTTCGAGAATTGTGCGGGGTGCGTTCATTGCACCGCCCCCGAAGTGTGCGAATACTGCCACGGTGACGAAGACGAGGAGTGCGACAAGTGCGGGGACTACTTCACTAGTTGCGAAGTGTGCGGAGAGTTAAATATCCCCGTGGACTATGACGGCATGGCGGGCGATATTTGCGACAAGTGCGACTCGCCCGCCGTTGAGGTGGCTCAAGCCTTGTCAGTGTTGTGTGCTGATGTCGACAGATTCACAGAGTACGAGTTGGATATCTTCGCCCAGGCGGTGCTATTGCTCCGTACTCATGCCGTGCCACCTTCCCACCCTTGGGCGGTGAAGTGATGCGGGCCGGATCAGATTCTGAGATCTCCGTCAATAGTTGGGGAGTGTTCCTCAAGGTGTCTAACATTTAGACACGGGGCGGGGTTAGACCCTTGGGAGGTTCGTCACCTCCCCGCCCACGATTCGCCCACAAGGGGCGGACACAACTAGCGAAGGGGCTAGACATGACAACACAAGAAACTAAGATAGTGGGCGATAGGCTCCACTTTGAGAAGCGGATAGCGGTCACGGAGTCATACCGTGTCACCATCCAGGTGAAATATCACGGACCGACTACTCATAGGGGGAGCCGGATCACCGTCAGCCGTTGGGATAGTCCCACACAAGGCGTTGACCCTCAGCGGATTACTCTCAAGTGGGACGACTCATGCAGTACGGGCGAGAACTACGCCCAGGCAGTGCGTGAGTATTGCATACGGGCAGAATGGCAAGGTCACTGGCGTATCGGTTCAACCCCTACGGGTGCCGTGGCGGTATGGGTTGGGTACCTCGATGAAGTGCAGGTGTCCGAATGAAGTCGAGCCGGATCCCCCGCAG